AGCATTTTTTATATCCCTTTCTGCCAATTTCCAACTTATGATTAGTCCGATACTGAAACTAATCAGTGCAATTCCTATTGTGTTCATTAGTTTACCTCTCTTTATCCTGTGAGCTTGTCCCATCATCGGAGCATTAAGCTCCTTTTTCTTTGTTTGCTTGAATAGCATTGTACTCGTCAATCATCTCCTGCGACGGCTCAACCGTTACATCACCGTACCCAAGCATATGATACATATTTTCTATATGAGGTTTCCAATGCTGAAAACGCTCATAAGCAGGTCTGTCTTGCCAACTTCCTACCACTTCAACATGTACTTTAGGTTGCTTTCTCGGCTTTCTTGCCTTTTTGGTCTTTTCCGCCTCCATGATTTCCACCTCCTGCTTTAATCTATGTATTTCATTTTTTGTCCTATTACTTTGTACTAAGCGATCTGCTCCTGTTCCATTATCGGAAGTATACCCTCGCTCTTTAACAATGCATAAATAAACAATCTGCCTTTTTGTGTCCAATATGTATTTACTTTAGAATGTTGCTTGCCGTCATTTCCGTTTACAGTATGCGTCTTTGTACTTGTGTAGCCTTTTTCAGCATATTCCTTATACAACAGCCATATCCCTCCTTGCTTAAACTGTATCTGGTGTTCTTTTAAGAAATTGTTTAACCATTTTGCCGACTTACCGTAATCCTTTGCTATGACAGTGACTGATAATAAATCGGGACAATTTAAAACTAAATCATAATATGACGCCTTTGGTTGAAGTTCCATAATCTGCTGTTCTTGAACTTTAACAGTGGTGTTTAGTTTCTTATTTTTCTCTCGCTCCAATTTTAATGCCGTAAACGCCTGTATAGCCAAATCGGGATTTTCCAATAGTTCTTCGGTCGCATACATTCCTGTTTTGCGTATAGCCGGTAATACATCAGCCGTAACCCAATGCTTAAACTTCTTCGCATTCGGCATTTTGCTTGATAAGATAAGACTATACAAACCCGATTCATTGATACATACCGGATTTTGTTCTCTACCGATGGAGTCACGAATCGTTACCCCATCCGTTTTGTCATCTTCATCAACATGGTCCGCTAAAGCTTTGCGAGGATTGCTATACCCAAGTATTCCCGCCACATCCTTACCGACAAACATAATCTCTCCGTTTACTGTTGTTGTTCTTACAGAGCCGAACTCTGCATTTTCAAATACCTTTAATTCTTCCATAATTTAAATTTTCCTTTCTTATACATGTCGATTGTATTTTTTAACCATTTGTGCTATAATCATCTCGGAAGGAGGTGACTATAATGATAATTGTAAAAACACTTAACGAATTCCTGTCATTTATAGATATGGCAAAGCAACAAAATATTTCTTATTCAATAATAGGCTCTGAAAAAGAAGGGTTTGAAGGAGTTCTTAGTTCAGATAAAAGAAATAATAAGTTTTATGGTAAATATGTCCTGCTTTGTCCATCATTCAAAGTTTTTGTTTCTGTAAAATCTCCTCTTGATGAAAAGCACACAATTACAAATATTTCATCATCATTTGGTTTTACTGAATTTGAACATATTTCATTAAAAGACGGAATTTTATACTGCAATAATTGAATTTTAGGAGGATAGTCTAAAGAAGATTATCCTTCTATTTTATTCAATAATTCCAAACATTTTATTTTGATTTCAAGGTCTTCCGTTGCAGTATATATACTCATAATCTCTGTAACTAAAAATGACCTTTTTTGTTCAAAATAAAGCTTTATATACTCATCTTTCTTAAATTTCATAATTCCCACCTACTTTCTTATATTACCTACGTCGATTTTTGTTCTTGCGTAAATAACCATATTGTGCTAAAATGTAATAAATATAGACAACGCCGAGCCAAACCCACTACGGGGAGGTGTAACGACTGGACACGGAGCAACCTTTCCCACAGGTTGAAGGCACAGTCTGAACTCATAGGCGACTATGAGAGTTATGCAGAAATGACATAACCACGATTTTTTTCGGAGTAACAACTTGGACTGCTATGAAAAATTCCATGAATATTGTTTCAGCAACAGCAGGCCTCGCTAAAATCGCCAAAGAGCATAATGCAAGCAAGCTTGCTGATGATTATAGAATAAGCTTAGGCTTTGATTACGACAAGCAAAAAGCTGATAAGGCAAGAATATTGGGTTGCACAACTTCTTCATGCAACTCTTTAATCAACGTAACTAAAACACTTAATAATTCAAAGGCGGTGAATCATTCGCCCTGCTATACGGTAACGTATAGTTTGCACTCCGTAAATTCGGTGAAACTCTATATTTATTTTTCTTCAAGCACATAGTCTTTGCTGTGTGCTTGTTTTTTTATGCTGATTTTTGTTCAGAGCTTTGAACAATGTTGGCAAAAAAAAATTCACCAATTTCGGAAGTTTGAATTTCCAACAGTTCACAAGCTTTATCAATTTCGTTTTGTTTCCATTCTCTTTTGTTGTTTAATTTTAATGATATACTGCGTGGTGACATATTCATCGCCTCCGCAAATCTTTCTTGCGTCTTGAACTTTTCTTTAATTCTTCCCGACAACTTTGCGTACTTAAATGACATATTTATTTACCCCCTTTCTATTTTTTGTTCAGTATCTTTGAACAATTATATAATACCATGTTCTTCACCACTTGTCAACACTTTTGTTCAAAAAAAATGAACTTTTTTATAAAGTTTATTGACTTTTTGTTCAAGAACTGTTACAATAATCGTGTGAGGAGGCGATAAAATTGAAAAATTCAAATACTGCTCTTAGATTAAAACAATTAATGAAAGAACGTAATTTAAAACAGATTGATATAGTAAGATTGGCAGAGCCTTATTGCAAAGAAAATAATACGAGATTAGGCAGAAACGATATAAGTCAATATGTGGCGGGTAAATCAGAACCTGGACAACATAAACTATATATATTAGGTAAAGCGTTAAATGTAAGTGAAGCATGGCTTATGGGATATGACGTTCCAATGCAAGCTGAACAAATTGCCCCATCAAACACATATCCGTTAGATGATATAAAGTTTGTTAATATTCCTGTTATTGGTTCTGTTGCAGCCGGAACGGGTTGTCTTGCTGATAATGAAATTATCGGATATGAACCGACAGACTACGATGACGTAAAAGACGGACAAGAGTACAGATATTTAACAGTTAAGGGCGACAGTATGTATCCGAAGTTTGAAGAAGGTGACCTTGTACTTGTCAGATGTCAGTCATCGGTAGACAGTGGCAGTTATGCCGTGGTATTGATTGATGATGAAGAAGGCGTTATTAAGAAAATCGTATACGGTCCTAATTTTATTGAATTACATTCGATAAATCCGATGTACCCTGTCAGACGTTTTGAAAATGAAAATGTTTTGCGTATTCGGGTTTTTGGATTGGTTCGGTCGATAAAAAGAAAACTGTAGATAAGATTGAATTTAAGGGGATTGATATTATGGACATCATTAAATATTACGGCAGTGATGAAACGAAAACCGAATTTATAAATCATGACAGTGAGCCATTAATGGCAGTAATTGCACACGACCGCTCACACGCTGTTGTTTCGTTGCTTGACGAGGGTTGTGAACACCATTTATTATTGGCAAAGGCTCTCGACAAATATAATATAGATGAATATTTTAGAATTATTTTTGATAACGAAGGTGCGGATTGGACTTTTGTATGCCCGCCTAATTACAAAAATATAACTAACAAAGAAAAACGTATAACGGAATTTTTTAATGACGGTGTTGATGCTATAACCGAATTTCTGAAACAAATCGGTTATGACGTGCCTATTAACGTCCCAAGACGTTACCGCAGACATATGGACTATTTGAAAAATTCAGAGTATTAA